AACTATCTCTGTCGAAATAGTGTCAGAGGCAGAAGACAGGTCCAGGGTGCCAAGCTCCCCAGTTAACGATCCTTCTTTCGCAAGAGATTTGTTAATCTCTTGGTTCCGAATATCGATACCAAACGTCGACAAACGCTTTGCCATATAATCGCCTAGGGCCAGCTGAATCATAGTGTTCAGCGACGGCTCTTTAACGATTGAGCGATGCGTCTTAGCGTTCTTCGGGACGAATTCAACCACCCCATGCGTGATCAACACGGGGCAGCGCTCAACTACGTCTACCAACGAACGCATCTCAATCTCTCGATCAAGAGATGCGATACTCTCCTCCAAGGCTTTTACAACCCACTGTGGAGCCGGATCTTCCGATCCGCCCGACAACTGGAGTGCTAAGTCCTCAACCAATGCGTCCCTCTCTAAGAGAAGGTTTTCGTACGGGTCCGGAGGGAGAGTGTTGTGCAAACGTGAAAGTTGAGGCATCTCGGCCAACAGCGCGGAAGCGTATGGGACGAGAGACTCGCTACAGGAAACACCAGCTTGTAATTTTTCAACTACGCTGGCATTTTTCTTCTTGGTAAGGGTCGTTGCTCCGGGGCCGAAGCGCAGCTTTAGGTCTCGAACGTGCGGGAGTCTTCCAAGGACGCGGGCGATTTTAGATTGGGCTCTGCGGATTGCAGAGTCAACCCAGGGCTCAAAATTAAAGAGCCCCGCGCGTCGTTTCCTGAAAATCTCATTCGTTGACTGGCAGGCTGCTTCAGCCTCCATGAACTTAGACTTAGCCACCTCCCGGGGGTCCACCCCCGGCAAGACGATGTAATCGCATTTTTGAAAGAATGCGAGGGCCTGGCGGCAATTAGCTGCTTCGGCGGTCGTAAGAGTGTCATAGTCCAGTTCAAACTCACAGATCGAAAGGTAATCACCACATTCAATGAAGTATGCGATAATGAACCCTTGACGCCCTCCAAGGAAGGCGTGAGCGAGAGCGAGTTCCCTGATGATGTCGAGTGATTCATTGGGAGAACTCTCAGCTATCCAACATGCTTTATGCATTGTATACTCCTGGTTATAACCAAAAATTACAGGATTGCCCTTGCGGGCGACCATAGTTGACGGTTGTCAACTAGCTCTTCACCGGATTCCCGGTTAGGAAGGGAACACGAGACGAACAATAGCGTCGTAAACGAACCCACTCGTTATGGGTGTGTTCGATGCGGTAGCATTGCACGTCACATTGCGCAGGATCCATCGCGTGTTGTTCCGGCCTTGAGCCAGAGAACGCGCATGGACCCACTGCACCTGTTCCGAAGAGTCCACGTAAGCGACCTTGGGGGCCGCCGTGTAGCCAGAGAGGTTCTGCCCGGACACACTTTCCATCACAGGAAGGTCGACCCGGAGACCCACGCGCACCATACCGCTAGCCACCTTCTTTTTAGAAAGGCGGATAGTTCCTTGAGCGTACTCGGGAACACCGACAACCTTTTCACTCCAAAGAGCGATGAGGTCGTTACCGGTGTATTCCACGTGGTCCGCATAGAAGGTATGGAGAACGGGAGTCGATTCGCCATCATAGGCGACGATATCTGCAATTGCAGCCATGTTTATGTCCTTAATAGGAGTTAAACTTACATAGAACGGAAGCTACCTAAGTCACCGGCCTTAAGCTGGGACCTTAACTCTCTACGCGTCGGATCTCTCCGAAGCGCAACATCGAGCAGGCGGTCATCCGCAGACTTGAGAGGACCTTTTGCCACTTGCGCAAGAAGGGCCAAAGCATTAACGCAATGCTTAAACGAGAAGATCTTATCCAGAGGCTTAACCACTGGTTTCGGGACTTCTAGGGATGTCGATACTGACCTTACAAGGTCTATACTTCGACGATATGCACCTCCTGTATCACCCTCATAATGGGAGACATAGCCGGGAACACGTTCGTAGGATTTCCCAAACGAGATGTTCTTGACTACACACTCCTTCATGGTAGTGATCACAAATTTCCCAGTTAGTGACGAGGCAAAGGCCCGCGCTTCTAACCAAGACCCTATGGGTACGACATAGTCGACTAACATAGAGAAGGGTGTTAACTCCCAAGCAACGACTTCAGGGTCAAGAAGACCCGTCATCTTCGGAATGGATTCCGGCTCTGAGAGAATGGCAATAATCTGCTTTCGGGCAGACCAGCCACCGGCCATCGCTGCATAAATGTTCGCGTGAGGCGCCCTCTTGGAGGACGCAACGCGGACACGTCTGCTAAATGGTACGTTCAGCTTATGAGCTAGAAGCTCAGCACCTGAGCGCATATCTTGCAATAAGGGCATCCAGCCCCACTGCAAGGCTAACCAGGCGTTTGACGCTTGGTCAACAGCCCCTCTTCTTATCGCCACGCGATTAAGCGTGCGCCCGTAGAGAGGCTTACCGTTCTTCAACAACGTACGGGTAGCCGTATATATGTCCCCTTTTCGAAGGGATCTTAACGAACTAGCAATTGTTAAAGCTGAGTCTCCGATCATGCGCAACGTCTCGTGGCCTTCGCCAAGAAACGTTCCCATGTTAAAATCAGAGCCCCGAACCGCGGTTTTCAGGCGATTGATAAGATTAATCTCATCATTAGCAGTGAATTCAACGGAATCGCTCCCGTAAAATCCGCCGCCGCCTTGTGCGGCATACCCGCCAAAAATGCGGAAGGGTGAAACATTCGAGAACACCCTCGTCCCACCGTAGTCTCCAATTAAGGAGAGCGTACAAGCAGGATGGTACTCTTCGATTGCAGACATCTGGTAAGAATGCTCCTCTAGCCTTCGGGACCTTTTCGGAGGCCTTTGGCTTGAATAGAAGAAGCGTTCTCGCCCACGGTGATCAGTATACCGAACGCGCACCCCGTCTGTGAGGTCAGAAAGCAACATCTCCCGCGAAGGAGAGTCGCCTCCAGACCAAGACTTCGTACGAAATTTTCCGATAGGACTTAGGCCACCGTAGTAGCCACCGTCGAACCACGCTTGAAGCGTGGTCTGATCGTTGTGAAACGAACCAACAGTCATGATTCTCCCTTTCCCCAGGCCGCGAGGCCATGAGTGATCTGGTGGAAAACACCAGGTACAGAAAGATCTTCTCTTAACCTAGACACCTTGCAGCAGCTCGCAAAGATCCATAAAGGACTCAAGGCAAGCTCGCTCCGAACCGGAACCAGTCTCCAAAAGCTTATACTCGGCCAAGAAGGCTCGCCATGCTTCCATGGCTAGCCAGGTATTACCGGCGTTAGCATCTCTGCTAACGTCAGCTACCTCGAGGACGAGTGACAACTCCGTTTTGGCATCATCACTGATGCTATCCGTCTTGTTTTTGACATCCACGGCGCTAGCCACAGAGTCAAGAACAGACGTCGCTCCTGACTTAGTCGCGAGACTGAGTAAGAGAGCAACGGTAATTGGGTCGAACGTAGCACTGAATGCACGTCCGGCACGGCTTTTAAGATTGATTTCCATGAAGGGCTCCAAGGTAAGGTTAAGGAGAAG